TCATAAACAGCGTAATACTTGGGAGTACCAGCTCCTGTTGATGTCCTATTTGGCGCAAATTCGTTCATAAACGAAATATCTTTTTGTATCAAGAATGTTCTATTATTAGAGCCATCTATCAACTGAATATATCTAGTAGCCTCCCAATCTCCTGGTAAGGGTAAAAAAGGATTATTAATTGTTAAAGTAGCTGTGTCAAATCTTCTGTAATATGTAAGATCTACTGTCCTTCTAAGTTTATCTTCTGTTGAAATAATAAATTGATTTATTATAGCATCTGTTAAAACATCTGATGTAGTTTCTGTGTAATCTCTTACATTAGATAATAAATCTGAATAATCAGTCATGACGTGCTCACTGTAACATTACCCACGGCTGATATCAACCTTGTAGGTTTTTTTGGTGCCTGTAATTCTAAAGGCATCATGCTTTTAGTAGTAATTGTAAAAGTAGAGCCGTCAGCTCTAGTGTGTGTAACAACTTGATCTGCAGTTTCAAATTGATTGACAGCTAATCCAAAACCTTTACCATCATAAGGAGCGTCAGCTCCGTCTGGTTTTACAATAGTTCTACCGCCACTTATAGGTCCGTTTGCACCTCCAACAAAAACTCTGGATACTGCAATTTGACCTCTAGCATTCTGTAAAGATTGAGGATCTTGAACAATTGGTCTTGGTTCTAGTTGAGGATGTTTTGGTTCATACTCAGTATAATGTACTATTGCACCTGTCCATTCTTCTACCATCTCGTTATAAGGAAAAGCCATACCTGATCTATCAGATATTCTTTTAGCAAATTTTCCAGATGCAAATCTAGACATTAGACGCTCGGAAAGTATGTTTTAGGTGTAAGAAATAAACTAGTTCTCTCTCCATCTTGAGCGGCAGCTCTTTGAAACTCATCTTCATAAATTTGTTTTAATGCTACCAGTCTATCTGGAGACTTTTTCATACTAATATAATATGCTAAACCAGCAGTCATACATGGAAGAAAACGAAAAGGAATCTGAGCATTATTTGTGTAGTCCCCCGCATCAAACATACGAACAAGTGCATAATACTTTAGAGTGTAAGCTACATCCGCTGCAGGATATAGAAATAGTGTTGGGTTTATCGTACGCTCAAAGTAGTATTGAGTTGGTCTTCCGCTGGTTGTTTTAGTTGTAAAATTAAAATACGTAGATCTGCTGATTGATGTTGCAGCAAAATCATTATTACTGCTATCTCTAATAACCACATCTGTTATATCTACAATTTGTTGACTATCATCTGCATTAGATCCAAATAAACTCGTTCCTGCTAAACTAGTGGTGTTAGCTGGTAATGTTTTTTCTTGTAACTGAATTGTCCAAAGATTTAATCCTCTGTTGGCCCATTCAGATAATAAAATATTTAAAGAACGTCTAGCAGTTTGCAGATCGTATCCACTACGAATTTGCAAACCGCAACGCTCATATGCCTCCTCAGCTATATCATCTATGCTGAGGTCAAAATTTGCTGTGCTAGCGTAAGTTGGCATTTACTTCTTTTTCATCATTCCGCCGCCACGTTTTTTAACGGCTTTCTTTTTTGCTTGTTTCTTTTTTGCTGCGCCGCCTTTTTTCATAGCTTGCTTTTTCTTGCCAGCCATGCCGCCGCCCATCATGCCCATGGCCATTTTCTTTCTAGGTGACATCATTCCGCCACCAGCCATTTTCTTTTTACCCATCATGCCGCCGCCTGCTTTTTTCATCATGCCGCCGCCACGTTTTTTTACAGCTTTCTTCTTACCAGCCATGCCGCCTTTTTTCATAGCTTGTTTCTTTTTACCCATCATATTGACCTCCGAATATTCGTCTATAGGTTTTAGCTCTCGATACCACAACGTCTTGATAGTACCCTCTGGGCCACAACTTATAGTACCCAGATTTGTGTAATGTATCAGAAGCTTCTTGTAATAGCGAGAACTTTTGTGCCAACATCATGGAGTATCTAAGCTCACTATCTACAGTAGGGGCGTCCCCATTTGGAGTGACGAGAAACTCTTGCTCCTCCTCGTTGGCTGGGTTGTCGGGATGAAAACCCATAAAAAATATATCCTTTTTATTATACCACTTATTATACGCATCAATACAGTCCTGAAATCCTTCCAACGAGTAATTAAAATACGGATCACAAAAAATCAATAAGTCACTTACGTCAAAATGTATTTTTTCTAGATGTTTATTTAAAGTAGCTTTATACCATTTATGCTTAGGTTTTACCTCAACAACAACTTTATTTTGTGCCCAACTTCTCTTTGCAAAAGGACAAGCAGGCATTCCACCAAGATGTACGTTAGGAACCTCTAAAAAATGTAGGGACCATTTGCGAACGTCATCTTTTATTTGCTCTTCTAATTGCATCTTTACCTTTCTTAAAAATACTAGCTACTTGTGATTTGCCCATCACTTTAGCACGTTGTTCACCAACCGTTAAGATTTGTATTTTTCTTGCGAATGGTTTGTTAACTTTTTTAACTTTTGCCACTGTGCTTCTAGCATCAGCAGGAGTAGCAAACTTAATAGACACAGTATCACGCGGATTCTCGTCAGTATAGAGACGTCTTCCACTACCTTTTGGTTTTTTTCCTGTTCCTACTTTGGGATCTTTTCTTTTTTTCAACACCTTTAATTACTCCTTTATTTTTGGACGCATAAAAAACTGCCTCTGCTTCTTTACCATAGGTCTTTTTCATAGACCTCATTATTTTTTGTCCTTTTTTATTTAACGGCACTAAAATACACCTTTAAATCCAAATCCCCTTTGGGCAACACCTGCTCGTCTTTGATCGGAAATAATACCACCCATGTTTTTTTTTAAAATTGTTTTTACATTTGTTGGTTTACCTCCAACACCTTGAGCCTTAGCTCTTTTTCTTGAAACTGCAGATTTTCTTTGACCTTCAGACATACGTCTAGCTTTTGCTAAAGGAACACACTTTGGATATTTTCTTTTTGCGTCTGCTTTTTGTTTTGATCTACCGCACTTAGCAAAAGATCCATCTTTTCTTTTACTACCTATGTCCACCCACTTTTGAGCAAACCATTTTTTTAAACCATTTTTAGCCATTAGCTAAACTTTGTAATTTTTCTTTTGCCTTCCATTATTGCACCGCAGGCTCTAGCCATACCACCTTTATTCATGTTAGAAACTTTTTTACGTTTCTGTGATATGCTATTAAAATCTATTACGCCTCCCATGGCTTTTGGTTTTGGACCTTTAAAATCTTTTCTTTTTACACCGCTAGGATCTTTAATTTTTCCTGCACATACTTTTGATGCATAAGCGTTAGCATAAGCGCTAGGATAAACCTTAAATTTTCGCTTTGCTGCGGCTTTACCTCTTGGACATAATTTGGTCATCCTTGCCCCCTGTATTTAACATACTGTCTTCTTTTGTTTTTGTTCTTTGGCCTACTGCGTGGAGAACGCCCTATACTAGTTCTTTTTTTGACTGGTGTAAAGTATTCGTTGCTAGGTGGTTTAGCCATTACATTTGTGATAAAGGATTCTCTAATGCGAGTTTTATCCTTTTTTCTACCTTTTCTTCTAGCTCAGTCATGGCTGATTCCAACTTATCCGTTAATCGTGCCATGTCATCCTGAATGTCCTTCGTGGTTTGTCTTAACTCCTGGTTGGTTTCTCTCGAATCTTCTTTAACTAATTGTTCAACATCATTAACTATTTTCTCTACTCGTCTTACATCTTGTCGTAAGTCATTTTTAAGTTCGTTTGCAACATCAGACACTAGTCTAATTTCTGACATAATCATTTCCATTTCTTGCATTATCATCTCTACTTCTGTTTGTATGAGATCTGTTTTGCTTTTCATCTCCTCTTTAGTAAGAGCAATCTCTTTATCAAAGCCAGATAGATCAGGTGCTACGTATTCCTGTATCTGTTGCTTCATTGTTAGGTAATCTTTGTAAAATTCAAAACCACCCCACAATCCACCACCTAACGTGGTTAAAGCTGTGATAATAACAAAGATCTTCCCGCCTTTGAACTTCAAACCCGCAAATTCTACTTCTGCCATTGTAACTCTATCATATCATTCATCATGCCATCACT